CCCGTCAATGTACGCTTTCTTCGCGGTTGCTTTCGCAAGGATGGCTTGGGCGTTTCTCATGCGTTCAGCGTCGGCGTCAAGCGCGGCTTTTTCTGCTTTGTAGACCTCCGCTTTGATTTCACCAAGTATGTACCTCTCGTAGAGGGCGCGTTTCGCGTCCTCTATCTGCGTGATATGATTTCCATGCTCCGTTGCGGGTTCAGCTTGCGGTATTAAGCCGCTTTCGAGAATAGCCCGCGCATATTGGCATACACTCTTTATCACGACTGCTTCCAAGTCGTCTTTCGACATTTTCAGCCGATAGCACTCAGCGTCGGTGGCGGCGCGGGTGAAGTTACATTGGAACGCCGCATTTTTTGTGTAAAGAAATGTCATGACGTGATTACAGCAACCGCAGAATGTCTTGCCCTGTAACAGGCTGGTGACGCCTTTGTAGCGTTTCGATGTTGCTATTTTCGTCTTGTGACCGCAGTCGCCAGTGGGTGCAGCGTCACGCTGCCGGAGCGGTTCGCCGCGTTGGTCAATCTTAGCGCGGACAGCATAGAACACCGCCTTGTCAATGATAGCCGGATGATGGTTGGGAATCCGTATCCATTCGGACTTATCAACCCTCTCAGCTTTGCAGTTGCCTACCTCAACCCTTCTTGTTTTCTCCGAAACATAAGTGCCTATGTATTGTTCATCGGATAAGAAGGACTTTATCTTCGACTTTCCCCAAATACAGGTGAAGTCATGTGTCGGCGCTTTTCGGGAGAGTTTCTTGTGTTCAGACGGCGTTGGGATTTTATCCTCATATAGCCGAGCGGCAATGTCCGAGAGAGTTTTACCGTCTGCCGCCATACTGAAAATCAAGCGTACCGTATCGGCGGCGGGTTCGTCAATTTCTAAGCGGTTGTCCACCTTTTTGTAGCCGAAAGCGCAGTTCTTTGTAATAAACTCCCCGCGTAAAGCCTTCGCGCGTTTGGCCGACTTTATCTTTTGGGATAAATCCCGACTGTATTGCTCATGGATAAGGTACTTGAACGCAAGCTCCATACCACCCGTGTCACCCTCGTGTTCAGCGGAATCATGGTCGTCCGATACGGCTATGAAACGTATACGGAACAGCGGGAACACACGCTCGATGTAATACCCCGTGTCAATCATGCTCCTGCCGAAACGGGAAAAGTCTTTTACGATGATACAGTTGATTTTCCCGGTGCGTACAAGCTCCAAAAGCTCCTGTACGGCAGGCCGCTCGAAATTCGTACCGCTGTGTCCGTTGTCTACAAACTCCAATACCGTGGCGTTCGGTATGCACAATTCCGCGATATGGGCGTCGAGTATAAGGCGTTGATTTTCAACGCTCAGACTGTCGTTCTTCGCTTCATCCAAAGACAGCCTGATATACTTCGCAATCACATACTCACCCATCATACCGCCTCCCTAAACTCGTCCCTGTAACGGAACAGTATGTCAAACTCCTTGTCCGGGCGTACTTTGATTTCCTGTATAAGACGGTCAATTATCTCGGCTGTCAGGTTGTCATCGCTGACGGCGGCGGAAACGGCGGCGGCGAGGTTGCGGTACTCGGCGGCTTGGGCTTTCGTCTCATACTTGCGGTTGCGTACCTCGTCAGCCTGTTTTGAGAGGGTTTCAATTTTCGCCTCGTAGTCCGCTTTCATTTGAATAAACTCGTCTTGGGTTATAAGACCGGAAACCATGTTCTCATACAAGCTCCGCAGCATACGCCCGTCTTTGTCTAAACCTCGATTGATTTCCCGCAGTTCAGCAGCGCTGTTATCCGGCGCTGACGCCGCTTGTTCTATGATGATATACTTACCGAGTATGGCTTCGGCCTGCTTATGGAGAATGGTCAGCATCTTGCTTTTGAGGTCGGCTTCCTTGACCGAAACAACGGTACAGGCGTCTTTGCCGTACTTCCATTGAGATTCACAACGAAACCAGTATGTGCCATCCTTGTTCTGCCGTTTGCGCTTCATAATATGACCGCACCGTGAGCAGACGAGTTTGCCTTTGAACACGTTGGCCGTGTAGCGTGTGCTGCTCTCTTGGATTTCTTTCGCCTGTTCCGCTATATCACGCCGTAACGCCTGTACAGCGTTGAAGTAAAAGCGTTTTACGATAGGTTCATGGGTGTTGGGGACGCAGACCCACTCTGAAGGGGCGGTTTTGGTTCGCTTGCCGTTCACAGTTCGGCTCTTGCCCTGTACCATGTCGCCCAAATAAACCCTATCGCTGAGTATGTTCTTGACGGCGTTGGGCTTCCAATACGGGACACGAATCTGCAAGTCACTTTTGTCATGCCCTTTATCGTAGTTATGCCGAGCCGGTGTCGGGACGCCATCCTCGCTGAGTTTGTGGGCAATTTCAAAACTGCTCATGCCCTCATAGAACCACTCGAAGATTTGCCGAACAATGGGTGCGGTTTCCTCGTCGGGAATGAGCTTGCGGCAATCGTCAGGAGACTTCATATAACCGTAAGGAGCAAGCCGCCCGACATACCGCCCGTCCGCGATGTTCTGCCGCTGAACCGCGCGGCACTTGCGGCTGATGTCTAAAGCGTAGCTTTCGCTGATAATATTCTTCAGAGGGAGCAGGATACCGCCGTCGCCGTCCAAGCTGTCAAAGGAATCCGTGACGGCTATGAAACGGACGCCGAGAGACGGCAGATACTTTTCAAGGTAATACCCGGCGTCTATGGCGTTTCTGCCAAAGCGTGTAAGGTCTTTCACGATAATGCAGTTGATTTTACCGCGTTCGGCGTCCGCAAGCATCCGCTGAAAACCCGGACGGTCGAAGTTTGTGCCTGTCGTGTTGTTGTCCGAGTAGATTTCCACAAGGCGAATATCAGACGACATGGCAACGAAGTTTTCTATGATGTTACGCTGCGTTTCGATGGAATCCCCGCGTTTTTTGGTGTCATCGCAAGACAGCCGTACATACGCGGCAGCCAGCGTGACGCTGGACTCAATGTCGCCTGCGGGCGGGACGGGTGTTGTGCCGTCATACAAATGTTTACGAGATTTCCGTGCCATTCATGCCGCCTCCCTCTCTTTGAGTACCGCGCGAGCTTTTTCACATTCAAGCTGATAATTGAACGTGACTTGAAGCTCGGTCTTACTGATAACGCGGATGCTTTGTATAAGGTTAATCACCATACGGCGGTCTAACTCCGTCAAACCCTCGAACCGCTTGAAATGTTCCATCCAACGCAGACGTTCACCGTTACCGGCAAGTATGTCCTCGCGCTGCTGCTCCAAGACGGTGATAGCGTCGCGCAAGCTGTTCTCTTTGGCGGTGTATTGCGCTTTCATGTTCTTGTAATCGTCTTTGGATATGATGCGAGTGACCATGTTTTCGTAGAGCGTAGACTTAATAGAAGCTGCCTTTTCAAGCTGACGCTCGTTTTCCTCCACCTGCGCGGCGTATTGATTCGCCAACGCTTCGGCAGCTTTCCGACCATCGCTTCCCGCGAGTATGGAATCCAACGTCAGGATATTGGTGACCTGCGCCTTGACGCACTCCAGTATATACCCATGTAAATCGGCTTCTTTCAGCGTCGCGGCGTCCTTACAGCCGCGTCTTTTGGTTGTGGGACAGTAATAGTAATGATACTTCACACCCTTGTACGGTACGGCCTTGCGCGTCATACGCGCCCCGCAGCATCCGCAGACGAGTATGCCGGAGAAAAGGTATACGCTGTCGCTACCCGGCGCTGTGCGTGTGTCTAACCGCATGATACGCTGTGTGAGGTCGAAGTCCTGCGACTTGATGATGGGTTCATGCGCGTTTTCGGTACGCTTCCATTCCGATTCGGGTCTATTGATGATGTCCTTGATTTTATAGTTGAATGTGCCTTGACGCCCTTGAACGAGCGTCCCGGTATAGGTTTCATCCTGTAAGATACGGATAACGGTTTTGGCAGACCACTTCGCGCCGTCAATATCGGCGTAGCCGCCTGTTGGATGCGGCAGTCCTCTGTCGTTCTTGTATTCAAGCGGAGAGAGAACGCCGAGCCTGTTCAGCGTTTCGGAGATTTTCAAGGCGCTCACGCCGTCTATCTTCATGCGGAAGATGTCGCGTACCACATTGGCGGGATATTCGTCTATCACAAGCCGGTTACGGTCGTCCTCTGATTTTCTGTAGCCGTAGACGGGACAAGCTCCGACGAAATCGCCGTTGTCGCGCTTGATGTTCAAAGCGGAACGTGTCTTAACCGATATGTCACGGCAGTAGGCGTCGTTCACGATAGATTTAACGGAAACAATGAGATCGTCGGCGTTATCTTTGAGCGTGTCGATGTTGTCGTTCAGGGCGATGAAGCGTACCCCGTAAGTCGGGAAGATGCGTCGGAGATAGACGCCGGTTTCGATATACTCGCGTCCGAAGCGGGATAAATCCTTGACCATGACGCAGTTAATCTTACCGCCTTTAATATCCTCCATCATTTCCTTAAATGCCGGACGGTCAAAGAGGATTCCCGATACGCCGTCGTCTACCCATTCGGAAACGACCTCCATATCGGATTGGCTTTCGATGAAATGCTCCAGTTGCTTGCGTTGGTTGGCCACACTGTCGCTTTCTACCGTCTTATCGTCCGTGTAGGACAGGCGTATATACTTGGCGACTCGGTATTGCTTTTCAGACATAGCAATGCACTCCTTGTTTTTGAAGTTCCAAACCCGAAATACCAAGAGGTGCGGCTTAACGGTATTCTATTCACTCTTTCCGTTGTCTATCGTAGCGCTTCCTTTACGGGTTTGTCGATGTTGTCGTTCATATCACCGCACCGCGTACACAGTCCGCCATCGGCTGACCGTCAGCGGGGTAGATTGCGGTAAAGGTACATTCGCCACACTTAAAACGGTACGGGTTGCCGATTTGCCGGATGTATTCTACAAGCCGTTCCTCTTGGGGCAGGCTCTTATCAACCGCAACGGTGCGGATGTCTACCAAGTTCGCTTTATTCTCGTTCACTGGTCATCCCTCCATGTGCCTGTGCCTTGAACTCCACATACCGCCGCTTGTAGTCGTAAGACGCGCCGAAGATACGCCGGGCAGCCTTGACAATCTGCGGCTCGAACGGCTCTACCATCGCAAGCTCCTGTTCGGCTTTGCTGTTGCATGGGCATCCGACGCAGCCGGTACGCTTCAGACCGTATACCTCGTAGCAGTCTGAGTAGCGTATACCGCGCCAGTCTTTGTACAGAGCCTTGTCCTTGTCAGTCCAATACCACAGTGGGCGGTAGTTGTCGGGGTTTGTGTCGTTGCATGGAGTGAAACAGGTCTTAATGCTTGCGCGCCGGCCTCCCTCGGATTGGCGCATACCCGTAACGGTCAGATCGGGGCAGTATTCCTTGTGAAAATCATTTGCGGTGTATTTCTTCGCAAAGTCACAGCATCGTTCCGAGATTAAGAAGTCCGGCGCGTTCGCCATCAGAAACTCACGGAGCAGTTTATAGCGGCTTATGCTGTGTTTTGGCTTCCCGCTGCTGCTCAACGGGCGTCGGCTGTAATACCAGTCAAGCGCGGATTGCGGCGGATAATCTTAACGCCGTATTTGCGCTCCAAGTCATCCAAATGCCGCTTTGTCACCGCGAACTCCAATCCGGTGTCGAAAAACACATAGACTATCTCACAGAAAGCGGGCTTGACGAGTTCCAATAAATCCATAACAATGTCTCTGTCCGACCCGCCGGACACTGAGACGGCACAGCGAAGGTGTCTGCCTAAAATTGAGTGCGCTCTGAGAATGGAATTGTGGATATTCATATTGCGCGGCGCTGAATCAAGCAGCGCGTTTATGTCAGTCATCGCGGCGTCCTCCTGAACTGGAAAAGCCCCTTTTCCCGATTTGGGAAAAGGGGCGGCAGTCCTTGTATTTGAAGTATTCGGGCGGCTTTTTCGCCCTGATAAACCGCTCAACGTCGGCTATATCATCCGTCAGGCGGCAAATCGGCAGGGCGTTAAGTACCCGCGTCCGATATAGACCGATTTTGTTCACACGGCTGTCGAGGATGGCCACGCAGCCGGTGTCCCTGACCGATCGTATCAGCCGCCCGAAGCCCTGTTTGAGCTTGATGAGCATTTCAGGTACGATAACGCGGGCTTTGTATTCGTTTATATCCTTATATAATGTCTGCTCATATTCGCCGATTGGATCGGGAACTTGAAACGGCAGCTTGACGATGATGAGCATGGAGAGCGCGTCGCCGGGTATGTCGATGCCTTCCCATAACGCACCAGCCGCGAACAACACTCCGTTGCCGCTTTGCTTGAAGCGTTCGATTTCGCGGACGCCGCCCTTGTCCAAGCGGAACTTGGGGAACGGCATGTCGCGTTCCTCAATATGTTCCCATACCAAGTCCATCGCCTTGTAGCTTGTGAACAATACGGCGGCATGGCCGTGGGATGCGTATATTAGCTGTTCGATTTCGTTGGCGGCGGCGAGGATATAGTTGCCGTCGTTCTGATCGGGGAACGTCATATTGGGGCTGAGATAGATAAGCCCGTTTTCCCGGT